CTGCGTATCGGCCAAAACGATTTCCTCGTATGCCAAACATGTATCTTGAACTAGTCGAGAATAAAAATAAAATAAAGGCAGACTTGGTTAATCAGGAGTATGTACCAAAAGAGAGAGGAAAGGATCGTAAGGAAGATGAACGTGACCAAGACCGAGAAAGAGAGTGTGAACAAGATCAAGAGCGTGAACAAGAGAGAGACAGTGACCGAGAACGTGAACGTGAACGTGAACATGAACGTAATAGGGACAAGGATCGAGACAATAGGGACAAAGAAAGATCTCGTGACAGTGATAAGGAACGTGAACGTCAGCGTGAAAGGGAACACGATAAAGAAAAGGATAAGGAAAATGATAAAGAAAAGGAAAAAGATGATCATGCCCGAGAAGAAACTCGTGAAAAAGAAAGAGAGCCATCTGAAGCTGATCAAGTAGATGATGGATTATCATCACGACTAAAAGAATTAATGAAAAAACATTCTCCATCAGATGATCGTGACCGTGATTATGATGACAGTGAAGAAAAAGTTCATGTTGCCCCTCGTCTATCCGAAATTTCAGGTGGGAATTTTGTCCCTAAAAAGGTAATGAATGATGTGTCTCGGAATTCATACGATGACGATGATCTCAAGCGTGAACTACTGTTCAAATTTGACCTGTTGCGTAAATCTTATAAAAATTCAAACATACCAGAGTTCACCATACACAGTGACTATAACACCATGCAAAGGACTTATGACACCACCATCCGACAAGTTAATGTTGATAATAACATTGAAACCTACAAGAGCTACCTTATCACTGGATTCTATATCACGGAATTTGTACTAGGGTATTGGTTGAAATTTGACATGCAGGATTTTACAAAACAGCAGATCGTTAACATGAACAAGTATGAACATTTACTCATTGAACTCGGTGAAAAGAATTATGTCCCAGAAGGAAGTAAGTGGCCAGTTGAAATTCGTTTGTTATTTACTATCCTGATTAATGCTGCTATTTTTATCATTACAAAAATGGTAATGAAGAAAATTGGAAGTAACCTGTTTGGTATGGGAGAAGAACAAACTAGTAACATACCCAAACGACGTATGAGAGGTCCTGATCTAAATCTCTAAATTATTATTTATAAAAAAAATAATGCTTATAAATAAAATGGCAATGTCTGGTAGATTTCCATACCTCTATAACGGCTCATCTAAACAACAGATCCACGACGCACTTGATAGTATCAATATAACTGGAAGAAATGTTCCAGGTATGACTGAAATGCGTGCTGTTATTTCTGAAGCCCAGAAAAAAGACAAGGAAAAGGGTGATGAACTTTACAATGTAATTTGGGCTGAAATAAAAAAGCCTTTATCTGAAGAAGAACGCGACACATATAAACAAAAGCTTATTAATCGTATCGTTGAATTGTTTTATGAAAAATCATCCGCTGCAGCACCTGCCGATGATTTATCACCGATACATAAGAGTGGTATTCTGAAGGGGTACACCGAAGAACAGATAGATGAAGCAACAGACCACCTAAAAAAATTATTAAAAGTGGATGAGATCTCTAAAAAAATGGCATTGAAACCCGTTATTGATCAGATCAAAGAAATGAAAAACGACGGATATTTTACAACTTACAAAGAACCTCATACAAAATTACGTTCTGGTGCTTCTGGTGTGGATCGAGCTGTAAAATTATTCGTATACCATTACTTGCATGATGTTAAACAGCTAGAACCAGCTAGTTCCAAACGAAAGGCTTCGCCAAAGAAGTCAAAGACACCATCGCCTGTGAAGAAGTCAAAGACACCATCGCCTGTGAAGAAGTCAAAGACACCATCGCCTGTGAAGAAGTCAAAGACACCATCGCCTGTGAAGAAGTCAAAGACACCATCACCTGTGAAGAAATCAAAGACACCATCACCTGAAAAGGATGAGAACTGCCCTACGGTTAATGAAAAAGCAAAGGTATTTCTCTTACGGATCATGCGTCAAAAATTAAAACTAGATGATCTAGAATTAGACGAGTATGAAAAAATGAAACCTAAAAAAGTGAAAAAGGTTGTGACGCATATCGAACAATGTGGTGTTGATGTTGACCATATTGATGTACCCACCGAAGAAAATATGGAAAATATCGTGAAAGAATTGAAAAAAGCTGTCAAGAAACACTTGAAATCTCTTGAAAGTTTATCTTATATCAAACGTCTCGCTTCTGGTGAAGATGTTGATAAACCAAAGAAAGTAAAGACTCGAACTCCCTCACCAAAGAAAGTAAAGACTCGAACTCCCTCACCAAAGAAAGTAAAGACTCGAACTCCCTCACCGAAGAAAGTAAAGACTCGAACTCCCTCACCGGATGAAGAGGAAATTGTATTATCGTATGAAGAACCGTCTGACATGAATGATCTGGACGCCCTTCAACAAGAATTGAGAGAGTGTCTCATTCCTGCAAACAAAGGTTCTGTACGTACAAAGCTTTAATAGATATTTTATCATAAAAATATGATAAAATACAAGTGTTTTTATTCAAGTTTTTTTTCATCTGTAAAAAAATAATCAAACAGTTCACTAAAAGACAAATACTGAGCAATAGGTAATCCATTATCATAGGTATACTCTTTCAACCAAAATAAACTCTCTGAAACACACTCATACGTAAGGTCATGATAACGTTCCTGAATATACGATGGATCTAACTCGTCTAGGTTATCAACCTCATAACGGTCTGTTTCCTTATTAATTTCATCGTTATCCATAGATCTCACTTTTCATATAAACTAGTCTACGAAAAGTAGAATAAGAATAATTTTTATATACCATATTTTTTCTCTTTAAAATAGACATAAAGTTCCTAAAAATAACATACACATCATGATCATATTCTTCACACCATTCTTGGTACTTTACCATGTTTATATAACAGTTTTTTCTTAAATTATATAAGTTCATTTAATTCGTTCAATTCTGATTCAATTTCTTTATCAAGATCAGTAAGGGATGGTGGATATGATGGAGGAGTAGTAAGAGACAGTTCTAAAGGATCTTCCTCTTCTATACCAATATCAATTACTTCTATAGTTGCTGGTGTAAAGACATGTTTAACAAATTTTTGTGCAGGTAGTTCAGTAGCAGCCTCCATACGTGCTTGTTCTTGAAATTTCTTAAAAGCCTTGTACTCATTATCAGACACGGAAGAAAGGATAGGGACAGGAGCAGGGGCAGGGGCAGGAGCAGGAGCAGTATGTTTTAATTTTTTGAGTTCTTCTTGTTGTGTTAAAAGTTGTCTTTCTAAACTAGTCAATCTACTCTCTGTATCATATAATCGATTTTCGAATGCCTTTGAACGATTATGAAAAAAATAAGCCATGGATCCCATCAACACAATCTCAAGGGAAACATGGATAATTAGTTTTTTATCATATAGTACGGACATTTTACTATATGATAATCTTTAAACCTCCTATATTAAAAAAGTGGTGTAAAGTTAAACCCAATATGTTCAAAAATTTCCTTGACTATATCATCATGAAAACTCTTACGGTCTAGTGTTTTTAGCATATTGAAATCTTCCCGTTTACATGGGTACTTGTGACGACGTAGTAACTGAAATAGTACGTATTGAGTGTTGATAAAACTTTTTCTGTCAATTTTACCAGTAAATTTAAATTTTTGATCATATACATTCGAGATCTGATCAAAGTCTTCCATTAGCTTGTCTTCGATATGAGAAATATCGTCAACTTTCTTACCAGTTAGTTTGTGATAAATAAGGACAATGTCCTCGTAATTTTTTGAATGTCCTGTTTCTTTTAAAAAGACTAAAATATGCTCTTTATTGATTTTTGAAAAACGAATAGTTTTTGGATCACCTTCTTTTCCTTCCAACAATCCATGGAGTTCGAGCTGTTTCTCAATGTCTTTGTAAACCCTTGGATCGATGGTTGAGTTCTGCTTGCCTTGATATTGGTTGATACAGTCTTTAAAATGTATCCTTCGTTCGTATGTGTACTTGTTTGATATATTGATCCGTGAAATATCCTTGTAACATGATGATTTATATGATTTTTCTTCTTGTGTTCCACAGTACTCACAGATCTCTACATTATTGTACTCATTAAAGATAAACTCTTGTACAGATTTACATTGTTTACATCCTACCTTTTTGGTAGGAGATTTATTGTTTTTTGACACTATTTCATCCAGGTCTCCATAGTCAATGTTATACTGCTTTAAAATTTCAAGGTATTTTTTTACAATGGAACGAACCTGTTGTTGTTCTACATCTTTCTTTACCATGAATGAAATTTTCTTAGGCTGAGATAGTCTTTGTTTATACAGTTCAAGAATTGGAGTCACATCCATAATGTAAAAATGTAGATTGGTCTGAAAATCGTTATAATTTTCCTTCATTTTTTGAAGGTCAATTAACTTTTTCTCAATGTCTTTTATGATATGTGCAGACAAATTGGGATCTCTCATGATATCTGATAACTCACTAATCTGCTGTTCAATATCCTTCATCTTTTCATCGTTTACCTTCCATTTTTCACGTATGGTTTTGTCAATATTCAATATATCAATTTCCATATACTTCTGAATGACATACAATTCTTTAAGGTATTAAAAGGGTCTCTTATAAACATGTACAGATGTGATATTACCGTAATCGGTTGTTATGTACGGATGAAAGAAATATAATGATGGTTTAAAGAGATAATTTTTTATAAAAAAGAACAGTTTAATAGGAGGGATAGGGAGAAAAATGGTCGTTCGTAGGATGTCGAATCCAAAGACATTTGTGAGTGAGTGTGAAAAAGTTGGCGTGACCTATGAACGATTACATGAAGCACAAGAGTGCCTTGGAAAACAGGCAACTGCTAGGATGTTTCACGGAAAATCAAAAAGAGGTGGTGGAGGGTTTGCTTCTGCTGTATCGATAGAAAACTGGATGGAAACATTCAGATACGCACTGGAACATCCAGGAGAAGAGGATCATGATCCATACCAGTCACGTGATATTCGTCCAACTGAAGAATGGATGACATTTATGTCCTTGATCTATCAACCTATTGAAGAAGCCAATATCAAGTCTTGGAAAACGATGTCAAACAAGCAAATGGGTGAACAGGCTAAAAAATATGGCATGGCAGTGGGAACATCGAATACTAAATCGCTCAAAGATATCCATGAACGCCTGATGCAAATGGTAGAGAGACGACATACAAATTTTTGGGGTAAAAAATTGAAATCAGAAGAAAAACAAACACTAAACTATTCATTGCTAAACATTTTTCAGTTACGTGAAATGGCCAAAGAACGAGGTATACCTACCAACATGAAGAAGGAAGAACTAATCATGGAAATACAGTCATATACGGAACAGCAAGAAGATAGTCTAGTAGTATCTTATAACGAAATGAGTACATCTCGTCTAAAGTTAGTGGCAAAAGAACGAGGATTACTTGAATATAACAACTTGAAAAAAGAAGAGTTGGTACAGTCGTTACAGAAACTTGATGAAATAGAAGAACAACAGCGTGATCGTATCACATTAGGTGGTATTGAAGTGATTTCCAGGAAGGAAGATGGGTATATTAACGCTACTCAATTATGCAAGGCTGGTGGAAGAGAATTTAAAAATTGGTACAGAAATGATAAAGTAAAGGAGTTTCTTGAAGAACTTTCACTTATAAAAAAAATAAGTATATGTCACAGTCAGAAGGGTGATGAAATAGGGTCGGCTCGTTTTTTCACTGACCCACAGGTTTGTCTAATTGATATGAAAATAGAATGTGAAAATGACCAGAAATGTACATGGGTACATCCCCGCGTGGCGATTCATATAGCACAATGGGTGTCTCCAAAGTTCGCTGTGATTGTAACTGGATGGATTCATACCTTGCTAGCCTCTGGAAATGTATCAATCGACAGTCCTGTAACGGCTTTTTCCAAACGTACAGAAATGGATGCAGAAGCAGAAGTGCTAGAACAAGACGTAAAAATAGAAGAATACACTACCAACTCGGTCATTTACGTGTCGTATATTGGTAAAGGTATGATCAAGGTTGGTTTCTCTGATGGACGTTTGTTACAACGTAATAAGAAACATACCTCGACTGAATCCATGTACTCACAATGGCGGATGGTTCATATGGTAAGGGTTTCAGGAAAACCAATTGAAAAACTACTACACGATTTTTTATACTCTTACCAATCAGAGTTTAACAAGCAGAAAGAAATTTATAAACCAAGCAAGACAATACAGACGTTCTTGAATATGATAGACCGATTTATTGAAGACAATGACCTGCCAATGAAGATCCGTAAACTAGAAAAACGTGTCCAAGAATTGGAGCTGGAAAATGCTGTACTAAAGATAAAATAATTAACAAGGTTATCTAACCTTGTTAAACATAATGCGTGAATATGTCTTGAATACTTTCTTCATCTGTGCAGATGTACTCGTATAGTGTCATATTCTTTGTAAATACCATCAGTCGTATAACATAACCATCTCTTACAACGGCATTAAACTTTAATATATTCTTTTCTTTATCCATCGTTAGAGTATAGTCTGATTTTACTTCTATGATATGGTTCGTGTTTCTGATTAAAAAATCTGGAAAATACAAATGGTCACTACCATATCGGAATGTTTTTACATCTTTACCTGTAATTATATCTTCTTCTAGCAGTTTTATATTCAGATATGGGTCTATACGTTCTAATAGAATAAAAATTGCCTGTGGTTCATAACCCATAACTGTAATAGTACGTCCTGACTCTGGAAATCTAAATTCTTTTCTACTATAAGAACTCTTTACTATTTTTTCATACACATCCGGTAGTTTTGATACATTGTCTTCTCCGTAACGTTCCATACAAGTATCTTTAAACTTCTGTACTTTACATTTCTTACAATGTTTCCCTCGTTTTATATCACTCAAAACTGCTCTATAAGTGTCACCACACTTGCATAGCAAACAGAGTAACTGCTTATTGTTGGTGTACTCTTCTGGTTTGGTAAGGAGTGTCATGTTATGTAATTCTACGATTTTTTCTACTAGGTTAAAATCAAGCTTATTTTTATCGTTCTGACATGATACACAAACCCCAGGCGTTGTTGCGTTTATTAAATTCTGTGTAAAAGTTTTATTTTGTCTTCCGCAGGTAAAGCATTCATACGTTACTACTCGACTTGAAAAATTTACAGTTTTAATAAGATGTCCTGAAGTTTCTTTTATTTGTTTGATAAACTTTTCTGTCTGTTCTTTAGTATCTTTTTCTTTTTTACAGTAAACACAAAAGTTCTCTATTGGTACCTTGTATCGCTTATTTGAATAACTTGCAGATGTAAGAGATTGTAATGTACTGCATGTTGAACATTCGAATGCTATCTTTTTTGTAAGGTAAAAAGTATCATGAGTGCTATGCACGATGAAAGTGGGTTCTAAAAACTCTTTAATATTCTGGTATTTACTCATTTAAAATTCGTGTAATTTTAAATAATTTTTATCAAATTTACATAAAATTAGAATTGCCCTAACCTCTCGTTAGTTTAACCTATCAAATTATTTCTTTTTAAACAGTTTCTGTATAAAAGTTTTTTGTATTTTTGTATTTTTTGACCAGACATAAAGAGTTTTTCTCTTTAGAGGACTGGGAAACCCAAAGCCAATTATACTCACACTTTCATGTGAGAGTAGACTATATCTTACGAGGATGAATATCCCCGAACTACCGTTTAGTCGTTGAACCCGTTCCATATCATGTTTAATGACGTAGGACTTGGCTGCTGATTGCCCAATCTCTAGAATTTTTACTATACCGACGCCATTACGCGAGGTTCTATTCACTCGTTTCCGAGTGAAAGTAGTATCTAGAGCTCTAAGGGGTTTCCAGCAATTTGATAGTTTTGCCGAGATCGCCATTTGCGATTCGACTAGCGAGTTATATATATGACTGTTCTGTAGTCATAGTGATGTCTTACACTGTTTTCCCCACGACGAGACATTACATCGTCGTGAGCAGCTCACTGTTGGAGGCACTTTTTTGGGTAGTTTACCTCCGGAGATGCGGATAATATTATTGTTGACACAGGTCGTGATAAAGTCGTACTTGGTCGCAACGGCGTTCACGACACCGGCAGAAGAGGCTGTAAAAGCCGTTTGAGCGTTCATGTACCACGAGTTGTTCTGGGCAGCCGACGAGAAGGGAACAACTGAAACGTTGGTCAATTTACCGTAGTTGGTACTTCCCATCGGATCAATGTTCGAGTAGTCGAGCGAGTACGAATACGAGTGGTAACCGGTCTCGAGAGGAATGACGGGTGAGTGGAACCATGGGTTCACCAACGAGAAGTAATCCGAACCCATGTTCTGGAGACGCTGGGTGTTCTCATAGATGAGCGACGTGTTGTCGACGGGGTCCGATCCAGCCGTAAAGTCGATCACACCAAACAAGGCATTACCAGGGGCAACAGCGATGTTACCAGACTGGTGAGGGCCCAACGGAAACTGGGGATCGGTTGTGTAGTTCGACCAAGCCGAGTAGTTGGCCTTGTTACGAGCAGCCCAGAACAAGACCTTGACGGCGTGCGAAAAACGAATGTCGTACTGGGGAGTGATCTGAGCACCACCAGTGATGCCAATGGTACCAGTAGTAGACACAATGTTCGAGTTGTTGAACGATTGGAGGGGAGCCGTCTGAACCTGTTCAATCAAGATGTCACGAGGGGCGCAAGCCATCTTCTTACGCTCTTCGTTCGACACAATGGCGTAGTTGGCCCACACTTGGCAAGCATTGCCAATTTCGGGTTGGGTAACCACATCATTGGAACTGGCCGGGACTGACACCCAGGCACCAGTCGCGGCGGTGAAAGAAGCACCGCTGACAGTGGTGGCGGTCGAGTTCAACAAAGCTGGTTGGAGCCATGAGCCAGCGGCTGGGATGGCCTGAGGGGCATAAACATCCTTGATCAACAAATCGGTCCAGTTACGGAATGAAAAGTTGATACGCATTTCGTTGTACGGCAATGCCGCCGTGGGCAAGGCAATACCCGAGTCGCGTGAGAAAAAGAACGGCAATGGCAAGTTGAGCACTTGCGAAGGTAACGTCTGGGCTGAAGTAACCGGTGTGGTAGTAGTGGCTTGAGTACCGCCCAAACCGACCAAGACCAAGGGGTTAGCAGCCACGGGGTTGATCAACTGGTTGACGTTACCAATCATGACGTTGTAACCGTTACGCTTGCCAGCCGGCACCGTGAACGAGCTCCAGAAATCGAGGTGGAAGTTGTCGAAACGAGCAGCCACCAAGTCGTTGAAGGTGATCGAGCACTCCTGGATTAAGTTGTGCATCAAGTTACGCGTCCAACGCAAAACCGAGTTGACATTACCAGAAGCCAATGTGTTGTTGGTAGCAGTAGCCGTGACCGAAGGCAAAACCACGCGCAACCACGTGTGGAGCAAGTAATCACCAGCACGCGAGATCGAGACCGACCACTGCTGACCAAAGCCAGCCGAGCCTGACGAACGGCTCAAAACGACGGGCACTTGGGTAAACCATGTGGATTTACGAACTTCACGAACGAAGTAGGCAATCGATTCGGACCCGCCGTACGTGTACTTTTCTTGTTCATCGTAGGTGGCGAGATCGATAAAGCCGGATGTCAAATTGGAGGTAGCGATCGACATTTGTTTTATTATAGAGGAGAAATTTTTTTTAAATTATAATTTGTTTATTTTCTCCAATACCTTAAAGAAAATTATTAAAGAATCAAGCAAAACAAGTCATTAATTTATAAGTTTACAAAGTGTATGTAGACTTGTGTAAACCAAGTTTTAAAATTGATATTTAAAACCATACATATGATATAAAATAAACTCAGTTTGAACATGACCTCAACAATGTTTACAAAAATTGGTGATATTTTTCGGTGTGAATTAAAACTTGAAAATGATGAAAAATTTATTATTCCAATGCGTGAAGATGGCTATATTCACGCAACTATTTTGTGTAAAGCTTCTGGTAAAAAATTTAATGATTATCATCGTTTACATAGTACTAAAGAATATATTAAAGAAGTTATAGCCGAAACGGGAATCCCCGACTTGAAAATAATTGAAGTTTATAAAGGAGGAAATAAAAAATATTCTCATGGAACATGGGTTCATCCTGATTTTGGCATACATCTTGCTCAATGGTGTAGTCCATCATTTGCTTTACAAGTATCAAAATGGGTCAGAGAACTTATTATTACAGGTAAAGTTGAACAAGGAAATGAAAAATCAGTAGATGAAATCAAAGAAGAATATGAGAAAAAAATTAATGAAATGAATAAAGCACATGAAAAGGAAATAACTGAAAAAAATAAAATTATCATGACACAAGGTGAATACAACTTACTTTTATCACGTAAATATGAAAAGGTTTTTTTTAATCACCAAACTTTTCTTCGTAAAAAAGAACTCTACAAGCTTAAAAAAGGCGGTTGTGTGTACCTCATTATCATGTCAGATGATAAAAAAGATATTGAAACAAAAGTAGGAATGTCTAGAGATATTACAGATCGTGTTGGAGGTTATCGTACATCAAATCCTTTTTGTAAAGTCCTGTTTATTATTTACACAGAAGATTGTGTTTTATTAGAAACAGTTGTAAAACGTAAATTTGAACCACAGATCTATCCAAATAACAGAGAGTTTATTAATGGAATTGAAACAGAAAAAATTAAAAACACTATCAGAGATATTGCTGACATGATGGGTCTACTATACACTATAGAAACACAAGAAGAACTAGATGAATTCAATAACCACAATATAAAATTAACAAGACAACCAGATATTCAAGATGCAGCTTCTGCTGCTTTTCCTATTGTTTTAACCAAACGATGTGGAGGGATTACACATACCACTGAAGAAAGTCGTATGGTACCAATAAATGATTTTTTTAGAAACAAAGGTAATGAGGATGGAGTAAATCGTATTTGCAAAGACTGTCATCTTGTCGGTATTTATGGTAACAAACGACGTGTTAAAAAACATGTAACAATCCCTCATTATGATGAATCCACACACAAGTGGTGTAATCGTTGTGAAAATGTAAGAGCTCGTACCGAGTTTTTTACATCAAAGGATACAAAAGATGGTTTATGTGCTAACTGTAGAGTGTGTAAAACTGATCAAAAAAAACAGAGTAGAGAAAAGAAAATAATGGACAGTGAGAAAGACTAGAGCAGATCTATCATTCAAAAAAGGTATGACATCTAATTCTCATTTAAATAAGTCCTAACAATAAAGAGAATGAGTGGCCTATTATTTTTACAAACGGATGACTTTAGTATTCAACGAGGGACCAAAGGGGATATTCTTTGTCATACGATCCGAGGATTAAGTCTTGTTTTATTTTATTCAACCAACTGTCAGTATAGTCGTGCCTTGATTCCAATCTTTAAACGCTTGCCAGTAGTCTTGACAGGTGGTTGTCAGTTTGGTATGATTAACGTGAGTACAGAAAAAAATGTGATTACCATGAGCAAGGCGACTATTTCGTCTATCAAATATGTCCCTCTTATTATTTTATACGTGGCAGGAAAACCGTTTATTCGTTACGATGGACCGCATGATGAGAATGAAATTCGTAGATTTATTCGTGAGGTGAGTAGCAAGATCCAGTCAAAAGAGAAATTTACCAATAAAGAAACGGGCAAACAGCGTGTTCAGGCAAATGACGGAAAACGAGCTGTCCCAGCATATGCGTCAGGACAACCACTGTGGGGTGATGCAGATGATTTTTACATGGAATTTGCAGAAGCCTACACCTAATGCGGTACACCTAACCGACGCAATCCCATAAAATTGAAAACAACTATTTAATGGATACCTACTAAATCAAAAGAGTCTAAGATGGACTTTCCAGATTTTCCGCTCTACAACACGCTGAAAAAAAATGAGTTTAGTGAACTGTCAGAAGAAGAAAAAGATTCCCTATTTGAAAAATTAAAGGGGATGAGTGAAGAAAAACAAGAAGTTATTTATGCACTTATTAAAGCGTTCTATATGGAAGAACAACAACAGTTTCTTTCAACAGACGAATTGCCTTACAATGGAAAAATACTAAAGGCTCGTATTAAATTTGATGTGGATCAATTACCGAGTAAATTACAGTATATCTTACACTCTTTTTCTCTAATCAATTAAATTTTTTTTAAGGAAACCTACCTTAAAAAATTAGGGATACCTTTGTGAATAGATAAATTAAAAAATTGATTATAATATAAATGGAAGTCTATGATTTTTTACCTACCTATACAGAGTTTGATAAAGACACACAAAATATAATAGAATCGATCGTTGATAAAAAATCAAGTTCTACCTCTCTCTATTACAAGAAAGAATTCCACGATTATAAATTAGAAAAAATAGAAGAGAGACCATCGGATAGGGGTGTATACTTGAACCACCAACGGCTTATGGCACGATTTTTAAGTTCACATACGCCTTATAAAGGTATCCTTGTAATGCATGAACCAGGCACTGGAAAGACTTGTTTATCTGTAGCTGTCATTGAACAAATCATAAGCGAAGGGTCATTGTTTCGAGGGGCATTAATTCTAATGAAAGGTAAAAATTTAATTACCAATTACAAGAAAGAGTTGGTGGAACAGTGTACCGATGGAAAGTATGATTTAGATGAAACAGAACGCAAACTGAACCCCAACCAACGAAAAAGAAGACTAAACAAAAAATTATCAGATTTTTACAAGTTCCAGACCTTTGAAATTTTTAGCAAACAATTGGCTACTATGAAAGATGAAAAAATAAAGGCATTGTATAGTAACATTATTATTGTGATTGATGAAGCACACCATCTTCGTGCTGGTAATGAAGTGAGGCAATATAATAATATTTACAAAATGTTGCATCTCGTAGAAAATTGTAAAACAATACTGATGACAGGTACACCAATGATTGATAACCCAAGCGAAATTGCTAGTATGATGAACCTAATACTTGATCGGTCACAACAACTACCCATTGGTAATGAGTTTGAAGAGACTTACATGACAAAAAAGGATGGTATTTATGTACTCGATGAGACAAAAGAGGAAGAACTAAAGGAAAGACTTCATGGACGTGTTAGTTTTTTACGGTCCATGCAAAGTACCATATCGAGAAAGTTTGTCGGTGAAAAAATCGATCTAACGTATTTTAAACAGTTTGGCTTACCGATGAAGTCCTTTCAATTAGAGCACTATGAAAAGGCATTAGCAGATGATGAAAAAGAAAAGGGGGTATACAATAGTAGTCGTGAGGCAAGTTTATTTGTTTTTCCAAATGGTTCCTACGGCAAAAAAGGATACGATTTTCATACAAAAAATTCTGATAATAGAGTAGTGTTTAAAAAAGAAGTACCTATTATTACCTTTTCTGGTAAAACCGTTGAAGAAAAACTTGCAGACTTGTCCAAACAAAGTGTAAAGTATGCCAATTGCATCCGTATACTGTTAGAAGAACCTGGTAATCATTTTGTCTACCTTGATCTTGTCCATGGAAGTGGTGCCTTGGTATTTGTAAATTTATTACAGCAGTTTGGGTTTGTAAACTTTAAACAACAAGGAAACAAACGTTTTGCCTTACTTACAAGTACTACTTCTTCTACTATAGAAGAAGCCATTCAACTGTTTAATAGCAATGGTAATGTCGATGGTAGTAAAATAAAAGTCATTATTGGAACGGATGTAATCAGTGAAGGATTTACACTGAAAAATGTACGCCATGTTCATATCCTTACACCCCACTGGAATTTTAGCAAAACCGATCAGATTATCGCTAGAGCCTTTCGTCTTTTCTCCCATCAAGCATTGCTTGAAAAATATCCAGAATTTGTTGTAAAAATTTATCTGTATACAGCCTTAACAAATCCGGATACAGATGATGAGTCAATTAAATCTATTGATCGTTACATGTACAAATTTTGTGAAGACAAAGATATTTCCATCAAATCGATCGAACACTTGTTAAAACAAGTCAGTTTTGATTGTCGGTTGACCAAAGAACGAAATCGTCTACCAAAATCGTTTAATTATACCCGTAACTGTGAGTATGAAAAATGTAACTATACCTGTTACCCTGATGAAGATGATAAAGATGAAAATAGTCTTGATTTGTCGACCTACCATATGTATTACGATATGCCTGATATTAAACGGGTCATATCAGCCATTTCACAATTATTTATTGATCATACGTATTATTCACTGAATGAACTTACTGAACAGTTAGATGAATCACTTCATCTTATTATCAAGACCATTCTCTATATGTCTGAGCATAAAGTAATACTTCATAACCAACACGGAATCAATTTCTATTTGTACTATGATCAGGATCGGGTATATTTATCATCAAAACTAAAAGACACGGAATTGTTTGACCATTTTTATGTAGATCATCTTCCTCTTCAGTTATTATATGATTTTAATCATACTGTTTCTAAAGTATATCATCAGAACTTACCTAAACTATTTCGACAGATGAAAGACGAAGGAGATCCAGACAAGAAAAAAACACTCTTGTCATTATTCAGCGACCGATCAAAAGAACTTATGATTGAATTTGCTGTATTTTCAAGGGATCAACAGTATCAACTTGTGGATCCAGTCCGTGAATACATTCTGCAACAATTCGCTTCTGTTATCGCTCACCATCAACAGTATACAGTATCATCGATGCTTGGTAAAGACCAATTAAGGTGTTTAGAAGATGGTAAGGATGAATGGAAGGCCTGTGGAAAAAATATTACATTACCCAGACCAGAAGTAAAGAAAAACATTTATGGCTATGAAAGTATTTACGAAGATGGAGTGTTTAAGATTAAAACCCAGCAAGAACAATTACCTACCGATGGAAGAAAGCAATATAAAGGAGAGAATTGTGAGAAAATGGTTCCAAAGACCAAACACATCACAATACTACACAACTTGGCGATTGGTATTAGTGATGTGAAGAAACAAGACAAAAAGTACAAGACATTGCTAAAAAAGTCAGAAGATGACTTGAAAGAAATGATGGAGGAAATTCCTGACTTGGAAACGTTTCTTTCTAAAAAGCTAACCAAAGCCGAAATAGTTTCGTTACTCTATTGGAACACATTACCGAAAAAAGAATTATGCCATTCCATTGAAAGTTTTTTCAAAGAAAAAGGCATTTGAAATCAAAATTAATTATTTTTATTAATTTTTCTCCTGATAATAAAAAAGATGACTGCTCTTACAGGTTCGGTCGCTACTTGCGCAGTCAACACTGGATACGCCACCAAGTTGTGGTCGGATCGTTATGAAAACCCCGATAATACCCTGTGCCCCGTCTGGAATGGTTTGGATCAATACGGTCGTGTGGTGGCATTCGACTCTTACAATACTAAATATGCTGGTTGCTCATCGGCCCTCGATCGTGTCGAGGTGGAAAATGTTCAACGCCCTCGTTACTTTGACTTTATTGCCTTGGATGCTAGTGGGTACCTCAACCCGTCGGCCCTCGGTGCTCCCGTTTCTACCAAGGAAAATTTCCAGAAGGCTACCGCTCTCGAACGTCAGCAACGCGTTCACCAGGAACACATGCGCGGTGGCAATGTTGGTATCCAGTATGCTAACTCTGTTGCTCCTTACTCGACTGGTGTGTGCGGTGTCAGCGGTGGCAAGTGTGCTAGCGCCCTCTCTGGTTACAACTATGCCGGTACTCGTGAAAACTATGTGGACACCCGTGCTAACAGCAACTTTCAGGAACGTCGTGACCTCTCGGGCATTGCCAACTGGAAGAGTGGCTGCTATGCGTGCTCAGCCGGTAACCGATAAACTACTTAGCTAAATTTTTATGAAAAATTTTTCATAAAAAATGATAGGTCCATGCTGTAAAAAAGGGTATTTTAAAGAAGTACCATCAAACAACATGCTAACTGACACAGATTTAATAAACTACTTGTATACCTTGACCGAACAGTTACGAGAGAGAAAACTTAATGAACAACAAAAAAGAGACATCACTATGATGCTCTTACGGGACCGTTATAATAGAGAAACTGATGAGACTGACGAAACAAAACGATTAAACTATGTTTCATTAGGTTGGTATATCTATGAATTTTTACTAAAAAAATAGTATATTTTATGTCACCTTACATAAAATGAGCTTAGAATACATAAAACTACTACAGAATGCTTCATCAACATTTGAAGCACTGGTACCACCAAAAGGATTTCGTTTTTCCCCAGACGAAAGTCAGATTGGACTGACAGTAGCCCCTCCAGTCAACTGTGATATCCGGTTTCAAGTCGGAAAGTTTAAATTGGTACAAAAAAAATTCAAGCTATCCAAGGATGAAGAAGAGTTACCAATAAATTGGCAAAACTTTCCTGCATTTCAGCCAGAAGAACAACAACGATTGAAGGAAAGTCAAGAAGACGAAGAAGAAAAACGGTTAAAGTCATTATCTATCAAACCAGTAAATCAAGGACACTGTGGGTCATGCTTTGCTGTAGCCATTGCTACCACCATTTCAGATAATTTTTTATTTGGCAAACAGTTGGATGAAAATCCTTCACTCAGTCCAATGTATATTCTATCGTGTTTGTCTAAAGACACAAATATGAACAACAGATGTAATGGAGGTAATCCATCTGGTGTGATTGACGACGTTATTCATCAAGGTGGTTTATCTGATAATTGTTGTCAGAACTATTACAAGATTTGTGAAGGTAACAAACATTGTAATGGGAAGGGTGAAGAACACATGAACATTACAATGGATGATGTTAATGGGATGATTCCTGATTGTGGTCACTGTACAGATAAACTTCCTAAACTATACAAGATCAAAAACAAGATCATTTCCTTTGATGTTCCAAGTATTAAAACGCATATTAAAAAATATGGAGCAGCGGTTGGTGGATTTTTGATTTTTCCAAATTTTATGGGAGATGTAACACATGGTCGTTTTGAAAAGACCAAAGGGATCTATATTCAAGCAGTCGATTACACTAATACTAATACTCAACACACTCAACAACAGAAACCAGTTGGTGGTCATGCTATTTCAATTGTGGGATGGGGTCGTGAAAAAAACGTTAGTGCTGAGATTAATGGAACTACCTACGTGTATCCCATGGTTGACTACTGGGTATGTAGAAATTCCTGGACAGAAAACTGGGGTGATCATGGATATTTTAAGTATGCCATGCACCAAGAGTATCAACCAACAGGAGAACAGAAAAAGGATCCTGGTTACAAACCACTACCAGAGATCAATAAATACGTAGCGTTCGAAACAGATAACTCTCATATGGGTCAGAGCCTTGGTGGTATTCTATTGGTCGAACCAGATACCATTGTCGACGCAACTGATAAACAAGAAGTATCAAAACAAATTTCATGTCAACCACCTTATGTATGCGATCTAGCACTACCTCACCCTCCATCGTATAAGAAGAAAAAACAAGAACAGTCACGTTGGTGGTTTTTATTATACATTGCTATAGGTGTTGGTATTTGTCTGTTAATATACTATTTGTACAGACGTAGGCACAACAAACATGGTAAAAAGAAAAGTCATGGACACAGTCGTAGTCACTCTAGTCGTAATCGTAATCACTCTAGTAGTCGTAGTCACAATCATGTCAAATACCATTAAAACGTAAAACTGAAAAAGTAGGTTCACTACATTCTTTTAAAAAATAAAGAATGTCAATTCGTATTACTGCAGAAAACCTTAGTGTATCCGATGAAGAAAAAATTATTAGCGATGTTCGTGTAAAAAAGGTAGAACAATCGTACAATCCCAGAAGTGGTTTTAAATTAATAGAGACGTATATCAATGCGTTTCGACAGTATTCTGAACAGAACGCATATACTATCCCCTTTCATTGGGCTATTGAACACCTAAATGCAAAACGACGAGAGAGAGACACATTTCAGACCATTTCTGTAAATTTTATGACAACACTTCGTTCCATCCAATTAGAAATCAAAGACGAAACGGTTTCTCGTCTGAACAGGTATGGCTGCTTACTCATTTCACTCTACCCAGGAGCTGGTAAAACATGTTTGGCTATTTACCTAGCAGCCAAAGTTATCAAATTAAAGACATTGATCGTCTGTCATCGAATCGTACTAATTGAACAATGGATTGAGAGTATCAAACGGTTTACAGGAGAAGATACAACAATCGCCTTTGTTCGTCCCGGTAAAAAATATGATAAAGATGCTGATTTTTTTATTGTAAACGCACAAAACATGAAAAAACTGGGAGTAGAGACCTTTAAGGATGTTGGATTTGTAGTAGTAGATGAAATTCACGCAATTATGGCAGAAAGTTTGTCTGAATCAATGTTTTATGTAAGCCCTCGATACCTTCTTGGTTTAAGTGCTACCCCGACTCGTCCAGATGGAATGGATGGATTACTTGATTTTTATTTTGGAAAAGAAAACAAGATCATTCGTGAGTTGTATCATAAACATACCGTGTACAGAGTAGATACAGGGATTGAGTTTGAAGAGGATTCATCCAATTGGAATGCCTTGATTACCTCTCAGTGTATGCATGAGGGTCGTAATAAGTTAATTGTCCAGATCATCCGTAGTTTTCCAGATCGTCATTTTTTAGTATTATGTAAACGAGTACAACAGGCTTCCTTTATCGCTGAAAAACTGATAGAGATGCGAGAAAATGTATCCTTGATGATCGAGGATACAAATAAGTACGATAAAGACTCTCGTATTATTGTTGCTAGTCTGCAAAAGTGTGGAGTTGGTTTCTCTCATGATATTCTAGACTCCCTTGTTATCGCTTCAGATATGGAAGGATACTTTATTCAGTATCTTGCTAGAGTAATGCGTACTGAAGAGGTCGAACCAATTGTATTTGATCTAGTAGATAACCATAAAGGGTTAAAAAAACATTTTTCACAACGCAAAAAAGTATACCTAAAAGCAGGTGGTACAATTACAAATTACAAATTATAAAATTGATTTATATACTATTTAAACGATTATCGTTTAATTAGAAAGGAGACAAAGATGACCACACAACCATTCGATGATATCGTCATTTCTACTGAAACCATTATTGCGAAAACAAACTGGAGAGTGGATATACTTGCTTTGTTTAATCATTTACCTGTAACTAACTATAAAGTAATCCCGAAGAAGCGTGGTAGAAAATCAAAGGATGAAAAAAAATATGAAAAAAAGGATGAATTACTTGATGGGCAAATTGTTACATTAAAAATTGGTAATAAACTACGAGGTGTTAACCTTAAAGAAAAGAAGAATGCTAAACGTTTTTTTCGTAATAGTTTAACGATTGTGATGCACCTTGATAATAAGTTTATTAATTTTAAAGTTAGTAAGAACGGAAAATTTCAATTTACTGGTTGTAAACATGAGAGGCATTCACACAAGTGTATGGAATATATTTATGATTACACTAAAAACACACAAAAAATTATACAGGTAGATGGACCACAATCAGAAATTATTTTTCTTACAGTCATGACAAACATTAATTTTAACCTTGGATTTTGTATCAATCGTGAAAATTTAGATGACCATGTTAATACAAGCACAAAATATTATTCATTGTTAGAGACTAGTTTTGGATATACAGGTGTCAATATTAAAATCCCCCTAGAGAACATTGAAAATATTCCTATCACAAAAATTATATATACAGGACATGAGTGGATAGAACAGCCTTTTAATTACACAAAATATATTGAAACACTCGACGAAAAAGAAAAGAAGAAGGAAAAACTAAAGATTCGATACAATACCTTTTTAGTGTTTCAGAGTGGAAACGTTATCCTTTCTTCACCTCATAAAGAATGTATGCGAAATACGTTTCACGAGTTTTTAGAAATTATCAAAACGTGTCGTACATATATCGAAGAAAAAATAATTGCCTAAATAGAAGTGTGTATAAAAGTGATTTTTATGTTTTACATACATAAAAAGAAAGAAGAAAGAAGAAAGAAGAATGAAGCGTTTACTGGAAGATGCTCCAACAGACGTTTCAAAAAATATATATCGCATGGTACACGAGTTGAATTTGTCTGAAGTTAAAAAAGAACTTACAAACTATGACTGGTGTTATCATCGTATGAAAACAACAATCCAGTCGTATGCTATTGACGGACTACTGCTCGTTGAACAATTAGAAAATGGAATGATTGGTCAACATGTAACTATCATGTCACGAAATAGTGAAAAAGTTGAAAGTATTGGTTTTACTAGACGAAGTTATAATAGACTACTCATGGATATCATGGAACACTGGCACCAGAATATTTCATCTAATGAAGCGATTAAAGATTGGACAGATGATGACTATACCACAAACTACGGAAAATGGAAAAAGGATATCGGAAATGGTTTATCACGTGTACGTCTCATGGTTAATTCTTTCCCAGATGAGTCAGACTGGAATGGTGACTTTGATGAATTTAACGAACTGAACAACACTATTTTTTGGTCAGACTTTCCAGGATTTTTACCTATTGAAATTATAATCCCTTCACGTTATGTTACAGGATCAATTGTAGAATTAGATCAACACCAGATTCCTGTAAAGTATGGGTTTGAAGAGGATATAGCATTTACGAGTAAAAAAGTAGATCAAATGGTATTATCAGAATGTGATACAGAACGACAACAAATTGTAATAGATCTTATGGAGTTTTTTATCACCAAACCTACCATATTGATTCATAGTTCAAAATTCCGTGAGACCATTTTCAAAAAAATGGATGAATTACTTACGAGCATAGATTACGCCACCATTAACAAACCATTTGATGAGAATACCCTTATAATTTTAAACGTTGTAGAACGTATGAATACAATAATTGGAGAAATTGTTACTGATCCACTCTACACTCTATAATTTTTTACAAGAAAAACCCTCTTGTAAATTTCACAGATGAATGACTTTTTATAATAAACAAGGGTGATTTTAAGGGTCATGAAAACACCGTGTCGTTGGTTATGAAATTAATAAAATGTACTAAATAGAACGATCTACACAAACTCTATTCAACATGATCTCCATTTCGGCCTTGTCCGCATACTTACGCAAGTAGTCTGGGTAGCATGGGTAAACAACTGATGCAGGGCCCTCAAAGCAATGCTTTGGATATTCTGATTTGGTGATAATTTTTTCCTTGTAACAAGATTGTTCTTGTTGTCTGTAACCTGCCTCACGCTCTATAATAACAGGATATGGTGAGGTATGTACACCTCGATACCATCGTTGATAAGGAAAATGATCAAAGTCAGTAATAACTTGACGTGTATCTTTTTGTGTTGCATAATATACATTGGGACTATTTTTAAGATATTTTGCTCGTTCAATAACGGAACGGTTCTGCATTCCTTTATCCTTTATTATAAAATTGAAATTTTTTATAATAAGAAAGTTTAAAAATAATGAATCAGTTAGTCTCTTTACTGAAAGGAACCATCGAGGACTTTTTTGTCCAGATTGAAAATACACATCATATTGATGTAAGAGATGATTGGAAACAATACAAAGAGCCTGTACAAGAGGTTTGTCACTGTGTGTATGAGTATACTAGAAATCCTCGAAAAGGGGAAGTATGTGGGTTAAAAATCAAAGAGGGTGAATACTGTTCCAAACATAAAAAAACTTCAACAAAAATGAACGATACAAAAGTACATAAAAAAGATCCTACTACAGAACAACAATATGAACCTACCAAACCACTCAGGGTAGACGATAAACAAATGATCGTTCGTCTGTACCCCAAAATTGGAAAATTTATTCATCAACAAACAAAACTTGCGTTTTTTTCAAGTGAACACAAGGTAGTCTATGGTAAACTTTCCTTGGATGATAAAATTATTCCCTTGTCAGATAAGGATATTGAAATGTGTAAAAAATACATGTTTCGATACGATACAGATTTGTTTGAAAAATCAGACATCAAACAAGTTCTTTAATTTTTCAAAATTGGTAAATGCACGTTTTAGCATTATAAAATTATCGAAGGAGATTTCCTCCAATAATAAAAAATAAATTTGAAACGTGTATGTTTGTTCTATCATGTCTTCTATACTAGTGTATTTTTTCTTTGCTACAGAATTAACCAAATTCTGATACTCTACCTCTAATGAATTTTTCTTAATCGTAGATGTTTCATTAAGAAACAACTGTTTGTATTTTTTTACGTCAACATCCTCTTCATCTTCTATTTTTTTAATACTAATGTTAAACTGGTCAGTTTTTTTACCATACTCTATTTTGTATTTTCTGAACTTTTCAAGAACCTTTTCAAGGTTTGTTTTGTAAAGCTCTGAAATTTGACAAAGGTTTGTCTCAATAATGTCATTAATAATAGTGAAAAACTGTGTATTTACATTACCTAGTTCGTAGTGCAGTTCTGTAATATTATCAATAAGTTCTTTTACATTTACGATATACATATAGCACCTTATGTCTTTCATGTAGTTTTTGATATAGAATAGATTGATTTCTTCACCAAAATGAAGTGCCATTATTTTTTTATTTTGTACTCCTAGTGTGTAGCTTAATTTTGAAAATGGGATATTTAATCGTTTCACCTGTCGTGTGATTCGTTTTTCAAACTGTTCAACACCATCACCGTTAATAACAATTTGTTTATTGTATTTTTGAGCTGTATTTTTATATGTATCTTTATCTAATTTTTCATTCACATATTTAATCTGAAACTCGTCGAATTTTGCATAGTCCTCTTCATCTGTAACTTCCTCTAGTAATTTTAGTTCAAAAATATTTTTCCGTGACTTTATTTCTGTCCGAAACTTGGTTGGTATGTATATCAATAAAAACTGATTAATACCTTGAACAAAGGCCTTTAACATTGCACATTTCCCTTCTAGTGTGTAATAGTCAATGATAATAATACCAGATTTTTCAAGAGTACTTTTAAGTTTTCCAATATCAATCGTACTCATTTGTCTTTGTATTCTTTTATTTATCTAAATTGATTTAAAGTCCTTTTTAGAATAAAAATGGATTTGCTTAAAGACCTCCAGACAGATGATTCTATAGTAAATGATAATGATAAATATGTCATTACAACAATTTTTAACCATGAACATGTTTCAAAAAATTACCATGTAAAACACGTGGTAATCGCTTCACTATTATTTTTTGTACTATCTTTACCACGTTTAGATGAATGGATTGACGAAAAAATAAAGTTATCAAACGCTTACTATAAACTAGGTATAAAAGCCTCTATTTTTTTCATCATGTATTTTCTAATTATTAATTATGTAGTGAAATATGAAGGGTAGACAAAGAATAATTTCCCATAAAAAAAGTTTAGGATAGGATAATTTTAGATCATCATCTTTTATGGTTAGTTTGGTCATGACAAAAGATGGTTTACATAACAATAAAAGAGAAAAGACAAGTACAGCATAGTAAAAAAGCATTTTATTATATCCACAGTATTCTACTGTATCTATTAGTCGAGATGATTTTGAAATCATTGGACTAGACATTATTTATTTCAATATGAAATAAATTTATAACAAAAAATACTATAAGGCAAAACACGTTCGACAAACTGGTTCATATACAGCTGATGTACCTACAAGAATCTGTTCATTACTAATAGTTAAACGTTTACTAAAAAGGGCATCATTACCGCATTTGCATACCGCGGTTAACTTGATCATGCTATCGCAGTATATAGCCAAATCCATTAATTCACCAAACTGTTCCCTTTTATAGTCACAGTTTAGTCCTGCTAGATACACTGTTTTTCCAAGTTGTTCTACCCATCGTAGAACGGTAGTTTTTACGTTTTTAAAAAATTGTGATTCATCTACAGCAATAACATCATAATTCTCGATTAATTCATCAATCAATGTATCTGTTTTTATACAAGTAGTATCGTTATCAAAAAAAACAGAATCATCATGACTGTAAAAAAATTCTCCACGGGTATCCAACGAGTGGTTGATATATAATGAACGCTTACCTTTTATGGTTTTTGATAAATACGTTGTTTTTCCGCTAAACATCGGTCCAGTGATAATATGAAGCATACTTTTATTATTAATTAATGAAACAATAAAAATTCATTTTTATCACATATGAACGACTATTTCATTCAGAATAATTCTTAGATAATTTTAAGTTCAAACTGATCTTAAAATTATCTATTCCGATAGAATGTATTTTTTATTTTTTATTTTTTATTTTTTTTAACCTTCTTTTTATTCGATTGAACTACTTTTTGATCGACCACTGGTTCGGAAGGAGGTTGCTCGACCACTGGTTCAGAAGGAGGTTGATCGACCACTGGTTCGGAAGGAGGTTGCTCGACCACTGGTTCAGAAGGAGGTTGATCGACCACTGGTTCGGAAGGAGGTTGCTCGACC